AATAACAAAATGAGCTACTTAAAGGGTAACGTAAAGAAATAAATTATGCCGTTAAAGTCAGGAAAGAGCGCTAAAACAATTAGTGCCAACATAAGAACAGAAATAAAGCACGGAAAGCCTCAAAAGCAGGCTATTGCTATTGCATTATCAAAGGCTGGAAAGTCTAAAAAGAAGTAAGTTATGATTGATAAGAAGTCAATGAAGTGCAACGTTCCTAAAAGAACACCTAGTCACCCGACAAAGTCTCATGTCGTGAAGGCGTGTACTAATGGAAAGGAAAAGATAATTCGATTCGGAGAGCAAGGAGCTAAGACAGCAGGGAAGCCTAAAGCGGGAGAGAGCGATGCAATGAAAGCGAAGAGGGCGTCATTCAAGGCAAGACATGGAAAGAATATAGCTAAAGGTAAATCAAGTGCGGCCTTTTGGTCGGATAAAATTAAGTGGTAGGATGAAGATGATGAAAAGAAAAGACGGATCAGTATCTAAGAGAGGTCTATGGGACAACATTAGAGCCAATGCTGGAAGCGGAAAGGCTCCTACAAAAGAAATGCTCAAGCAAGAAAAAAAGATAAAAAATAATGCTAGGAAAAACCGCTAAATATTACAAAGAGAATCCAGAGGCTCGTAAAAAACGCAACGAATATCAGAAGGAATATAATAAGTCTGATAAGCAAGTAGCTAAGCGAGTAGAACTTAACCGTGAGAATCGTAAAAGAGGAACGTACGGTGACAAGAACGGAATGGATCTAGCGCATACTAAGCGTGGATATGTAATGAAGAAGGCGTCAGAGAATAGAGGAGATACTAACGACATGCCTGGAGATAAAAGAGCAAGAGGCAAAAAAACTAAATAATATGTTACTAGGAAACGCTATTGAGTCAATTACGACAGCTACTGGAATAAAAAAGGTAGTAGATGCAATATCAGAAAAAACAGGAACAGACTGTGGATGTGGAGCTAGAAAAGAAAAGCTAAACAACCCAGATTTACTAATAAATAAAATATTAAATAAAGATGGCATATCAAAAGTTACAACAAAGTAGAGGCTTAGCAGTAGTTAAATCAGACACGCAAAATATTCCTTCAGTTAACGGAGCTGCTCAGGCTGAACCTTGTGTTTTATACACAGGATCAGGAGGAATAATTAGAGTACTTACAGCAGGAGGTGATGACATCACTTTAAATGCCGTTCCAGCAGGAGTGGTATTACCTATCCAAGTAGTTCGTGTATTTTCAACAACAACGACTGCTACAGGAATAGTAGCTCTTTGGTAGTATGCGTAAGAACCTTGATACAATAATAAACAGATGGATAAGTAGAAAACTTTTTGTTTTCCTTATAGGTTGTGCTGGGCTATTCTCAGGAACACTAACATCTTCTGACTGGGTTATAATAGCAACAGCGTATATTAGTATTCAGGGAGTTACAGATATTGTCGAAAAATTATCCATAAGAAAAAATGAGTAATTTAGAGATAGAAAGATTGGACAGACTTGAAAAAAAACAACAAGAACTTGTTGAAGACTTAGCTATTGTCGGAGAAAATATCCGCGATATTAAGAATGCTATTGTTGGCAATGAGCTAAACAATAATCACGGAATGCTATTCAAAATAAATGAAATAGAGGACCGTGTAGAGGACCTTGAAACATTTAAAAATGAGGTTTCGGTATACGTAAATCAGTTCAAGGTTGTAATAGTCATCATACTAGGGTCTCTAGCTACAATATTAATTAAAATATTTTCAAAGCCATGAATCTATCTAAGAACTTATCCTTAGCTGAAATGACTAGAAGTGATTTGGCTAAAAGGAGCGGAATAAAAAACGATCCTACAGCAGAACACTTAAATAACATGAAGAAGCTAGCTGTAAATGTATTTCAGCCTATTAGAGATCACTTTAATACTCCAATACATATAAGTTCCGGATACAGAAGTTTAGCGCTTAATAAGGCTATAAAAGGATCTTTATCTAGCCAGCACTGTTCTGGAGAGGCTATAGATATAGACATGGATAATACAGGAATTACAAACGCTCAGATTTTTAATTGGATAAAGAATAATCTATCATTTGATCAGTTAATATGGGAATTTGGAACAGATAAAAACCCTGACTGGGTACACGTATCTTTTGAGTCTAATGGAAAGCAAAGAAAACAAGTTCTTAAAGCAACGAAGAAAAATGGCAAGACTACTTATACTATTTATTAGTATAGTACTACTACACTCCTGCGCATCTAGAAAGGTAGATGTGTCTAAGGTAGTAATAGAAACTAAGGTTGATAGTGTGTCTGAAGTTAAGATAGACGGAACCTATGTTAAGGACAATAATGTAACGATACTAGAGTCTACAGACGAGGTAGAGTACACGGCAAAGGACACGTCAAGGCCAATGGAAATTGACGGTAAGATTTTTAAAAACGTAGTCATAAAAAGCAAAAAAGTAAACAGGGCTACTGTAGATAAAACAAAAGAGAATATAAAAGTATCTTCTGTAAAAAAATTAAATGTAAAAAGAGAAGGTATCAAGAAAACTTTTGTAAAGAAGGTAGACAAAAAAGCAAACAACTTTGTTTATTTATGGCTGCTTCTTATTCCTATCGGAATGTACATTTATAGACAAGTAAAGAAAAAAATATTCTTATAATGGCTAAGCAGACAGAATCAAACAAGAAGGAATCTAAAAGCATTAAGCGTCCAGGCGTTCATAGTAAAAGCAAGACTTCTAAATTAAAATCTAGCAAGAACTACGTTAAAAAGAACGTAGGTCAAGGAAAGTAATATGACAAAAATAAGTACATACGTTGTAGACGAAAAGATCACGGCTCTTGATAAGTGGATCGGTTCTGATGCTAATATGCAGAACAGAACAAAAAACTTTACACCGAAAAAGCTTGCTGAATACTTTAACGAGAATCAGATAATAAATATTGGAGTTCCACTTCAGTATAAGTACTACACGTTGGATCCGCTAGAGCAGAGACCTAATGGAACGTTAACATTTGTCCCTGAGAGAGGGCCTGAGGTTAACTTCTCTTCTATCAATACATTCATACTTAGTAAGTACACTATGAAGCAGAACATAGTTTCTGACTTCTTAAATTTCTTAGACAAGTGTGAGGTTCTTATGTTTAAGTCTAGTGATATCAATTCGTTTGGATTTTACAAGATATTAGATATCGAAATATACGATGAGGATCCTAACTTCTTTACAGTAACCGTAGACTATAAAACAGGTCACGGCTTCATGGAAGAGGATGAGAACTACATGATATCTTTAGTAAGTTTAGATGCTGTAGCAGACAAGACGTTTGTATTTACACAGGATACGCCTGCTAATCCATGGATAATTAATCACAACTTAAACAAATTTCCTTCTGCTACAATGGTTTTGTCTACTGGTCAAGTAGGTATTGCAGATGTAGTATATATAGACGAGAATAACTTAACAATAACTTTTTCTGGAGATGAATCTGGAAAAGCATATATGAACTAACTATGGCAATACAGTTTTTAAATAATTTAAACATCAACGACAACCAACTGCTTAATGCAAAGGTTCAAGTTGCATCTACAGCGCCAACTGCTGCTAAAGGACAAATATATCTTGATAGTACAACCAATGTAAATACATTGAAATACCATGACGGATCACAATGGATAGGTTTAAAGCAAGTAAATCTAAATAATAGCACATTTGTTAGCTTAACTAATTTAAGCGCGTCTGGGAGCAATGTAATAAGCATAGAAGCTAGTCTATCAGCTACAGGAACTGCAAGCAGTACAACATTCCTTAGAGGCGATAATACTTGGGGTACTCCAATTGGAGCATTGTATACTTTGCCGGTTGCTGCTGGAGGATCAAATTCCGCTGTAATAAGTTTAACCGAGCAAACGCTTTCAACACAAGTTGTGTCTGATGTAACTTTTAACGGTACAACAAATGGCGTAAAAATCACTGAGTCTACTGGTAATAATGGCTCAATAACTATAGGATTGCAAGATAGCGTTACTTTAGTTGGAACATTAACTGTTCAAGGAACTGGTCAATCTAGTTTTGCCGGACAAGTTACAATTCCAGCAGTACCGATTGCAAGTACTGACGCAGCAAGTAAAGCTTACGTTGATAATGCCGTAACCGGAGCTTTAGTATTCCAAGGCGGATATGATGCTGCTACCAATACTCCAAACTTAGATTCACCTCCAACAGGTACAATTAAGAAAGGATTTATGTGGACTGTTACAGTTGATGGATCATTCTTTACCGAACAAGTTAGAGTTGGTGATTCATTAATAGCTAACAAAGACACACCTACTACTTTAGCAGATTGGACAACGGTTCAGAGTAATATTGATTTAGCTACGCTTACAACTGTAGGTTTAGGCAATGTTAATGCTGGATCTGGAATTGGTGTTGCTTATTCTGCCGGTACTGCTACAGTAACAAATACTGATAAAGGTTCTTCTCAGAGTATATTTAAAAATATTGCAGTATCTGGGCAGTCTACAGTGGTTGCTGACGGGAATGACGATACTCTAACATTGGTAGCTGGTAATGCAATTGAAATTACAACAAACGCTACAACCGATACGGTAACAATAGCATCAACATATACGCCTCCAACAATATCTTATGCAACAACAATATCTGCAACTGCAACAGTTACTCATAACTTGAATACATTAGATGTTATGGTACAATTATACGATACGGTTACTAATGATACTGTGTATGCAGACATTACTAGAGCTAGTGTGAATACGATTACTGTTACATTCTCTGCTGTTCCAACAAATCCAATTAGAGTATTGGTACAAAAATAAAACATAGTATATGAAATTTAAAAGTGATATAGAGGTCCAAGCCGGTCTGAAGGATTCTTCTGGAGCAATTGGTTCGTCTGGACAAGTATTATCATCTAATGGTAGTACTGTTAGTTGGATTAATTCTGGCGGAGGTGTTGCTAGTGGTGTTCAGAACGAGGTCAAGGCAGGTGTTGCTATAAATAAAGGACAGGCTGTATATGTAACTGGTGCTGATGGAACAAATATAATTGTAGGGTTAGCGTCAAATGCTACAGAAGCTACATCTTCAAAAACACTAGGGTTACTTAACGCTACTGTTACAATTAACGGGTTTGCTGACGTTGTGCAAATAGGTAGATTAGCAGGGCTTAATACCTCAACTGCTACGGTAGGGGACCCGGTATGGTTAGGAACAAATGGAAATCTTATTTATGGATTAGCTAATAAACCTTATGCTCCTGCTCACTTAGTTTTTATAGGAGTTGTTACTAGAGTAAATTCCAACAACGGAGAGATATTCATAAATGTACAAAACGGTTTTGAATTAAACGAGATTCACGATGTAGACATTAAAACTAACGTTCCAATTAATGGTGATGTATTAGGATATGATGGAACATTGTGGGTTAATAAGACAATTGCAGAATGGTTAGGGTACGCACCAGCTGACGACGCTTTAGTTGTCCATAAAGCTGGAACTGAAACTATAACCGGAACTAAAACATTTACGAGTAATGTAACAGCCAATTCTTTTATAAAGGCCGGAGGTACAGTAGATCAATACTTAAAAGCTGATGGATCAGTATCCACAGCAATGAACTCTAGGGTAGAAGTAAACTTTATAGCTACATCTGGTCAAACAACATTTACAACACCTTATGAGGTTGGGCAGGTTGAGGTTTATTACAATGGTTCTAAATTATATCCAGATGAATTTGTAGCAACTAATGGTACAACTATTGTATTAGTTACTCCTGCTACATTAAATGCACAGATAAGTATTGTTAAGTTTGTATCTTCATTTAATACAACATCGATTAGAACCGAAACAGTATTCACGACAACAGGAGGTCAAACTACATTTAGTGTAAACTATGCTATTGGTCAAGTTGATGTGTTCTATAATGGATCTAAATTAAGTCCAGCTGAGTTTACAGCAACTAACGGAACATCTGTTGTGTTAGGGTTTGCTTGTGCTGCTGGGGAAAGTGTTGTAATCGATAGTTATGTTAATCAGGTTAGCGGAGCTGTCGGTACTGCTAATAAAATAGCTAAGTTCACCGGGGCTGCATCATTAGGGGATAGTCAGATAACAGACAATGGAACAAGTGTAGGTATTGCAACAGCAATATTATCTGAGAAATTAAACTTAGATGGAAATATGTTGTTAAGATCAGCTGGAGCTATTAAATTTAATAGATCTGATAATCTGGTAGCAACGCATCTATATGACGCTGGCACTTATTTTGCATTAGACAATAGAAATGGTAATGGATTTGATTTTCAATCCGCAGGCATTAGTAAAATGCGCATTACTCAGTCTAATAATGTTTTAATAAATACTACAACAGATAACGGAAATAAATTACAAGTAAACGGGGTTATAAGTTCAGGTATATCGGCATCAACTCAAGGGCAAATTACTTTATATTCTACAACAGCAAGCGCAGAAGGAAATATATATGGTAGAGCAGGGGGAGGAATGTTATTAAATACAAACTCAAATGCTCATCCAATAGAATTCGGGGGTTCAAAAGTATATTTTAATTCAAACGTAGCAATTGGAACAGCTACCCCATTGAACGGTGGCGGTGCTGCTAAATGGTTAACTTTGGAAGGAAGTGTTTATAGTGGAGGTGTTATATGTTCAATAAATGGTGTTTCTACAGGGGCTTTATATTCTGAATCTGGGTATTTTAATATGCAAGCTAGCACTGGATATGGAATTAAGCTATTTTCAAACGGAGGAGAGGCTTTAAAAATTGATACTAGCGGACGTGTTACAACTCCTCAACAGCCATCATTTAGAGCTTATTATGGTACAAATGCAACTTGGACTTTAACATCTAATGCAACATTTGTTTTCAATACAACCGAATATAATATTGGAAGCTGTTACAATATATCTAATGGTAGATTTACCGCTCCAGTTGCTGGAGTTTATCAATTTAATTTTTATACAATAGTTAATGGAAATTATACAAATGCAGCAATTAGTATTATGAAGAATGGAGGAGCTGCAACATCTGGATATAACATGCACTTTAGCCCTTCAGTAGTTAACGCATGGAGTAATGTAGTATACACTACTTCAATGTATTTAAACCCAGGAGACTATGTATATATGATTAACTCAAGCGGATTCTCTGTTGATTTTCATGGAAAAGACTGGAGTTCATTTAGCGGATATTTAGTAGGGTAAAAAATAAATATAAAAAATATGGAATATATAGTAACACTTACAGATACTGAAAAATTAGCAATGGAATATATTGCGTATAACCCAAAAGATTGGATTGAAAATTCAATGAAGGAAAGAGCAAGACTAGCTATTGAAGAGATTGTAAAGTTATCAGTAGAAAAAATTTTAGAATTGGGTCATTCAATACCTGGGTCTAGAGAAGAAATAGTAAATGCCGCTTACGCAAATAATTGGATACAAACGTTAAAGCATAAAACCGATAACGCGCCTAGTAGTATTCTATAAATAAAAAATAAATAATATGGGATTAACTAAAGACTTAGGCGCTTTACCAAGAGCGATAACAGTATCTAGTGCTAATAATGTTGGAATAGGTGCGGCTGGACCAAGTACTCTTTTGCAAATTGGTACAGGAGGTGGTGCTGGGGCTACTAATTCAATAGCCTACTTAGGAGGGTACAGTAGTGGCGTATCTCAGTTAAGATACATTATGAATCATAATGGTGCGGCAAATGCTGGAATAGGCACGCCATCAGCTGGTGGTATTTTATTTGGATACGGGTTAGTTGACGGTACTGTATCAGGTGAATGGATGAGAATTAATACTTCTGGCAACGTAGGAATTGGCGAATCTAATCCGCAAGCAAGACTACATGTGGCAAGGACAGATTCTGGAGAAGTTTCTAGATTTTCAGCGCCAAACGGATATATTCCATATATTTTAATAGGTAGGCCAGATGCTACAAATGAAGGTTTAAAATTGAGTTATGACTCTAATACAGGAAATACAAGTTTTGAAACTGTATCATCTCACAATATACTATTTAAAAACAACAATACCGAACGTATGCGTATCACTTCAGGTGGTAATGTAACTATTGGAGATACAACAACAAACAATACAGGTAAATTTAACTACGCGAGTCCCGGGGTTGGTTCTTTTAACGGGGTGGTAGAGTTATATCATAGTACCTCAAATGTAAATGGATCAGGTTTTGTAAATTTCTACGTAAATAGTTCTGTTATTGGTTCAATTGGTCAATCAGGCACAACAGGTGTAACTTATAACACAACATCTGATTATAGACTTAAAGAAGATTTTAAAGATTACTCAGGGTTAGATTTAGTATCTAAAATTAAAACTTATGACTATAAATGGAAATCTTGTGAAGATAGAATGTATGGGGTAATTGCCCACGAATTGCAAGAGGTAGTGCCTTATGCGGTAACAGGTGAAAAAGATGCTGAACAAATGCAAGGTGTAGATTACTCAAAATTAGTGCCTATTTTAGTTCAAGCAATACAAGAGTTAACTGCTAGATTAGAAACTTTAGAAAACAAATAATATGGGACTAAATAGAAATTTAGGGAATCTAACAGAGGTTATAAAGGAAGGAAGCGGACTTATTGGAATGGGATTAACACCCGCTCCTGGTTCTCAATACAAGCTTGATGTTGTTGGAAGTGTTAGATCAAAGTATGCAGTTAACGGAAGTAATATATCATTACAACCTGATTCTCCACAAGTATACTTAGTTGCGTCTTCAAGTGATAGTACTTACGGTGATAAAAAGTTAGTAATAAATTCGTCTGGACTTTCTCTTAGAGCAATGGGTACATCTACTGCTGCAATGGAGATATTAAGTTCCGGAGACATTGGTATAGGAACTATATCGCCACTAAACAAATTAGATGTAGCGGGAAATATATCTTTAAGCAGCGGTGGATCTAATGTATTTAGAATATTGCAATCCGTGCAAGCCGCCGCTTATACGGGCCCTGGATTTTATTCTGCGTCAAGCATTGGTTACGGGGTTTCGGCAGGAGGCACGCATAGATGGATTGGCATTAATGGCAATACAGAGGTAATGAGGATTGATGCTAACGGAGCTGTTGGTATTGGAGTGTCTAGTCCACCTAGATTGTTGACTATTAAGGGCATATCAGGCCAAAGCAATCAAGGCATGGAAATTCAAACTCCGACAGGAAATAGACTCGCGTTAATATCTGGAAGAGGTTCTAGTTATCCAGATGATGAAAAGGGATATTTTCAATTAAGTGATACCGGGACAGCTAAAGTAGCTTTAGACACTGCTGGTAATAGCTTTTTCAATGGCGGATCTGTTGGTATTGGAACGGCTACACCGGCATTTAAGTTGCATGTGCAAGATGGTTCGTCTACTTATATTTGCGTTGACAATACAGGTAATGGATATAGATCAATTTTCGGATCAACAGGTTCAGGTACAAAAATATATAGCAGGGTTTTAAGTAATAATGCAGCAGCGCCTATAGCCTTTGTACAGGGCAGCGATGAAACGGTAACTATTGCTTCAAATGGAAATATGCTAATAGGGACACAAACAGATAGCGGATCGAAATTACAAGTTGCAGGTAGAATGGAAAGTCAAAATTTCAGAAGAAAAGACATAACACTACAAACTACCCCGCAATCATTAGGATTACCAATAAATGCTTATAGTGGCGGTGGTGCTTATCTACTTTTAATATCAACACAATTTGACGCAGGTAATGGCACGGGAGCTGCGTTATGGATGATTAGATGTGGGTATAATGGAAATAATTTTGAAGCAACTCAAATATCAGTTAGTAATACTGCCTCCGGAATATCATTTTCACAAGTTAATGGAATACTTCATATAGCAGGTAATACAAACTGGGCTGCACACATACAAGTAATATCAAATAACCTGTTATTCTAAAACAAATAATAAACAACAAATAAATAAATAAACATGAAAACAATTGAAGCAGTATCCATTTGGGATAACGGAACAGTACAAGAAGCAGTATGAAAAAGTTAGGTATATACAAATTGAAATGGGAAGAATCTGGATATTTTTATATAGGTCAGTCTATTGACATTCAAAATCGTTTTAATAGACACAAGTACTTAATGCTTAAAAATAAAAATAAAAGCGGATTTATTCAAAATGTATATAATAAGCATGGTATGCCGTTATTTGAAATATTAGAAGAATGTTCGTACGAAGATTTGGATTCTAGAGAACAACATTATTTAGATTTATTTTTTGATGATGAAAAATGTTGTAATCTCAATAAAAACGCAGTAAGTTCAAAAGGATATAAATATTCTAAAGAGACAATTGAAAGAATTAAAATATTAAGAGCTTCTAGTTACAAAAAAGGTAAGGATCATCCAAATTACGGAAGAAAAGCATCTATTGAATCAAGAAAAAAAATGTCTGAAGCTCAAAAAGGAGATAAATCAAAAAAAGCTAAAATTGTATTAGATACTCAAACAGGAGTTTTTTACAACTGCTTAAAAGAATTAACTGATTTATACAATTTAAATCACAGAAATATGGCAAGATATTTGTCTGGAACAAGAAAAAATAAAACTATTTATATTTACGCTTAAAAAAAACAACTATGAAAACAATTGAACCTATTTTTATTTGGGTAAATGGAACTCAAGACAAAGGAAGTATTTTAAATTCTTATTGTATTAATGACAATTTAATCAATTCAGGTACATTTTATTATTCTATTTTGAGTGACGCTCAACAACAACTTGCTCAAGGAAATTTAACAATGTCGGACGAAGCATATCAAGGATGGCAAACAAATGAATACGCTTACGATTGGGTTGCTGAACAACTTAATCTTGTTATTACAGGAGAATACGTTCCACCTGTTCCACCAGAACCAACACCAGAACCAACACCTATTGTAGAAGAAGTAATAGCTGAATAATTATGACAAAGATTAGCCAATATCCAGACGATACTGAAATAACAGTTGACGACAAGTTAGTAGGAACAGATGCGGAGAATAGCTTAGAGACAAAGAACTTTACGTTCGCAGATGTTATAAGCTTCTTACAGCAGAACTTACTTATAATGAATACACCTTCATTCACAGGAGTAGTAGAGTACGCTAATAATTCAGCAGCAGTAGCAGCAGGGTTAGCAGTTGGTAAGGTTTATAGAACCGGAGACGCTCTAAAAATCGTACATTAATAAATAATTTGTATATTTGCCAATAAATTAAATCAAAATGAAAAAAGTAGAAGTAAAATCAATCGAAGAAAAAGAATTAAAGAAGTTACAAGAACTTGAGTCATTCTTTAAAAGTGCTAATGAGGCATTGGGTCAACTAACAACAGAGTACGAATTCAAGAAGTCTGACGTTTTGAGACAGGTTAACGAAAAGTTAATCAAACAAGATGAACTTAAGAAGGAACTAGCTGGGATCTACGGAGAAAATATCTCTATAAACATTAACACAGGGGAGATCTCTGAAGGTGAAGCTCAGGCATAATGTTCGACATTAGAAAAATAACAATAGGGGCTGACTACAAGAGTAATGGTATGCATTACATTGTAGGTCAGCTTGTATTGAATAATTCCCACACAATACATCACATACGACTAGACGATAGCACAGGAGGAATAAAGATCTGGATAGAGAAGGAAGACGAAGTATTTCTTTGGAAGGAGTTTAATTCTAACATGCCAATATCTATAGAGTATAACATCAACTTCTAATGAAATCTCCAAGTCTATTTATTGTTAGACCGTTAAACGGTAGGCGATACGATAATATTAAAGAGGTAGGTGGACTTGACATTATAACAAGCGTGTCTCAGGAAGACCATACAGTATCTAATAGGTACGCTGAGGTTGTCGAGACTCCAATAGGTTATGACGGAGAGATTACTCCTGGAGATATTTTACTTGTTCACCACAACGTGTTTAAGTTTTACTACGACATGAAGGGTAGACAGAAGAGCGGCGCAAGCTACTTTAAGGACGACTTATTCTTTGTTGATCAGGAGCAGTTTTTTATGTATAACCATAACGATGTATGGAAGGCACACTCAAAGTACTGCTTTATTAAGCCTATAGAATCTAAGGACTCTGTAATTAAAAAGAACTGTAAGGAGGAGCCTCTAGCAGGAACTATTGCATACATAAACAATGAACTACTAGCTCTAGGGCTAAATGTAGGAGATGAAATAGCATTTGAACCAGATAGTGAATATCCTTTTACTATAGATGCTCAAAAACTATACAGGATGTTTACTAATAACATCACAATTAAATGGAATTAAAAGACATAAAAGAGCGTATCATAGCGGCTGGTTACAAAGCAGTTGAAGAACTCATTAAAGTTGCTGAAGATACAATTATAAGAGGTGGAGACGATGACTTGTCATCTGACAAACTAAAAAACGCCGCGGCAACCAAACGTTTAGCTATAGAAGATGCGTTTAGTATTCTTAATAGAATAGAATCAGAGTCTGAAAAACTCAATGAGGATCCAAAAGAAGTAGCTAAGCCAGAACCTAAAATACAGGGATTTGCAGAAAAACGATCAAAATAGTTTATACTCAGTTGTAAAGAATCATATTCCGCCAACTGTACTAGCCAATAAGAACAATAAAAAGTCTTGGCAGTACGGATACGACGAGAAGTATGACATGATTGTTATATCTAAGAACGGAACTATTGGTGAAGTCTATAATGTAAACGGACTATTTATAGCGCTACCAAAGACTCCTGACTCAATATACTCAAGGGACAAGAAGAAGGAACTACAGTACTGGGAGCCATTTGAGTATCCAAAGGAATTAGATAAAATTAAGTCTATATTTCACTGGCATGACATGCCTAATGATTTCAAGTCTAAATGGGTTGACTATATAGAGACTGAGTTCGATAGAAGAGAGAACGGATTCTTCTTCATGAATAATGGAGTAGAGACGTACATGACAGGATCTCACTACATGTACTGTCAATGGACAAAGATTGACGTCGGACTTCCAGACTTTCGAGAGGCTAACAGAATATTCTTTATTTACTGGGAAGCATGTCGCGCAGATGATAGATGCTTCGGTATGGTCTACTTAAAGATTAGACGTTCTGGATTCTCCTTTATGGCCTCGTCTGAAGCTGTAAATATAGCTACATTAGCTAAGGACGCTAGAATAGGTATTCAGTCTAAGACAGGGGGTGATGCTAAGACTATGTTTACTAATAAGGTTGTACCAATATCAAGTAACCTTCCGTTCTTTTTCAAGCCAATCATGGACGGTATGGATAAACCTAAAACAGAACTAGCGTTTAGGGTACCTGCTTCTAAGATTACAAAGAAGAATATGTATGATAGTTCAGAGGCTGAGCTAGAAGGATTGGACACGTCCATCGACTGGAAGAATACAGCTGACAACAGTTACGATGGGGAAAAGCTAGTCTACCTTGTTGAGGATGAGTCTGGTAAGTTAGAGGCTCCTAATAATATACTTAATGGATGGCGAGTTAGAAAGACGTGTCTTCGTTTAGGTAGTAGAATTATCGGTAAGTGTATGATGGGATCAACTCCTAATGCGCTTGCTAAAGGTGGATCTAATTTTAAGAAACTATACGAGGACTCTAACATAAAGACTCGTAACGAGAATGGTCAGACTAAGTCTGGTATGTACTCACTATATATCCCAATGGAGTGGAACTTCGAAGGATACATAGATAGATACGGAATGCCTGTGTTTAGAAAACCAGAAACTCCAATAACTGGAATAGACGGAAGACTAATAACAAACGGAGCTATAGACTACTGGGAGAATGAGGTTGCGTCCTTGAAGAATGATGCGGATGCATTGAATGAGTTCTACAGACAGTTCTCCAGAACAGAGTCTCACGCGTTTAGAGATGAGAGTAAGGCGTCTTTGTTTAACTTAACAAAGATCTATCAACAGATAGACTATAATGACTCTCTAATTAGAGATCAGATACTAACAAGAGGATCGTTTCACTGGAAGAACGGAGAAAAGGATACTCAAGTTATTTGGACTCCGGATCCAAGGGGGAGATTCCTAGTTTCGTGGATTCCTAATTCAGCAATGCAGAACCAAGTAGTTTATAAAAATGGAAACAAGTACCCTGGTAATGAGCACATTGGTGCTTTTGGTTGTGACCCTTACGATATATCCGGAACTGTCGGAGGCGGAGGATCAAACGGATCTCTACACGGACTTACTAAGTTTAATATGGATAATGCTCCTAGTAACCACTTCTTCCTTGAGTATATAGCTCGTCCTCAGACAGCGGAGATATTTTTTGAAGAGGTTCTAATGGCGTGTGTATTCTATGGAATGCCTATCCTTGTGGAGAATAATAAGCCTAGGTTATTGTATCACTTTAAAAACAGGGGATACAGAGGATTCTCAATGAACAGGCCAGATAAGCACTTCACTAATCTGTCAAAGACAGAGAAGGAGCTTGGAGGAATACCTAACTCGTCTGAAGATGTTAAGCAATCTCACGCGGCCGCTATTCAGTCGTATATTGAAAAATATGTCGGAATGGATACTGAAGGTACGTATAGAGATTCAGATGAAATGGGAGACATGTACTTTACTAGGACAATAGAGGAGTGGGCTAAATTTGACATAAATAACAGAACCAAATTTGATGCTGCAATTAGTTCAGGACTAGCTATAATGGCTAATCAGAAGAACATATACTTGGCGGCAAAGAAAGAGTCGAAAATAAGTATTAATTTTGCAAAGTATAATAACTCAGGAACTAGAAGTGAACTTATTAGATAAATGAAAGACGTAAAAATAAATATACCTGCAACTGCTTTTCCAAACCAGTTTGCTTCAGATAAAGAGAAGGAAACATTTGAGTATGGTCTACAGATCTCTCAAAGTATTCAGTACGAATGGTTTAGAAAGGATGGAAACAATTCAAGATTCTATGATCAGTGGGGTAACTTCCATAAATTAAGATTGTATGCAAGAGGCGAACAGTCAATAGGCAAGTACAAAGATCAAATAGCTGTTGACGGCGACTTATCTCATACTAATCTTGACTTTACTCCGGTTCCTATTATACCTAAGTTTGTTGATATTGTTGTTAATGGAATGAACGACAGATTATTCAAGCCTAAAGCATATGCTCAGGACGCTATGTCTGCTGATAAAAGATCTAAGTATCAGGATATGATTCAGGCTGACATGGTATCAAAGGACTTGTTACTTCAGGTTAAGGATCAGTTCGGTGTTAACGCGTTTGATACTAATCCAGATGATCTTCCTGAGAATGACGAAGAACTTTCATTATACATGCAGCTTAAGTACAAGCCTGCAATTGAGATAGCTGAAGAAGAGGCTATTAATACTGTATTTGACGAAAACAAATATAATGAAACTAGAAAAAGAGTAGACTACGACATCGCTACAATTGGTGTGGGCATGGCTAAGCACATGTTCCTTCCTGGAGACGGTGTAAGAATTGAGTACGTAGATCCTGCTAACGTTGTTTATAGTTACACAGAGGATCCTTACTTTAAGGATTGTTTCTATTGGGGTGAAATTAAAACTGTTCCAATTACAGAGCTAGTTAAAATTGATCCTACCCTTACTAACGAGGATTTAGCTGAAATTTCAAAGTACAGCCAGTCATGGTACGATTATTATAATTCAGCACAGTTCTACAATAATAGTTTATTTAGCAACGATACCGCTACGTTATTGTATGTTAACTACAAGACTACTAAAAAAATCGTCTACAAGAAAAAGAATCTAGAAGACGGAACTTATAAGATAATAGAAAAGGACGACACTTTCAATCCTCCACAAGAAATGATGGATGAAGGTAGATTCGAAAAAATAGAAAAGACTATCGACGTTTGGTACGATGGTGTAATGGTTATGGGTACTAACATCATGCTTAAGTGGGAGTTATCTCGAAACATGGTGCGTCCTAAATCAGCTTCTCAACACGCAATACCTAACTACATAGCTGTGGCTCCTAGAATGTACAAAGGAAGCATAGAGTCTCTTGTTAAGAGAATGATTCCTTTTGCTGACTTAATTCAAATGACACACTTAAAGCTACAACAGGTTATTGCTAAGGTAGTTCCTGATGGCGTATTTATTGATGCTGATGGACTTAATGAAGTAGACTTAGGTAACGGTGCAGCTTACAATCCAGAGGACGCTCTTAGATTATACTTCCAAACGGGTAGTGTTATCGGTAGAAGTTATACTGGAGATGGTGAATTCAATAACGCCAGAGTTCCAATTCAAGAACTTAACTCTAACAGCGGACAAGGTAAAATATCTAGCTTAGTAGCTAGTTATAACCACTACCTAAGTATGATTAGGGATGTAACAGGATTGAATGAGGCTAGAGATGGATCTAATCCAGACCCTAACTCTTTGGTAGGTGTTCAGAAGTTGGCCGCTCTTAATTCAAATACAGCTACAAGACACATCCTTGAGTCTAGTTTATTTGTAACTAAATCATTAGCAGAGGCTATATCATACAGGGTAGCTGATATACTAGAGTACTCTGATTTTAAAGAAGAGTTCATTAATCAGATTGGAAAGTACAATGTTGGCATACTTGATGAAATAAAAGATTTATATCTTTATGACTTCGGTATATTTATAGAGGTTTCACCTGACGAAGAAGAAAAGGCTCAGTTAGAACAAAACATTAGCCTGGCTTTATCTCGCGACTCTATTTACTTAGAGGATGCTATTGATATTAGAGAGATGAGAAACCTTAAGCTAGCTAATCAGTTGCTTAAACTTAAGAGAAAGAAAAAAGAAGAGCAGCTACAAAAGAACGAGCAGGCTAAGCAACAAATGCAAGGTCAGATCCAAATGCAGTCACAGCAAATGGCAGCTCAGACAGCAATGCAAAATATACAAGCTGAGACTCAGTCTAAAATGCAGATTAAGCAAGCAGAGGTTGCATACGAAATTGAGAAGATGAAGAGTGAGGCTCAATTAAAAATGGAGCTTATGCAGATGGAATTCCAAATGCAGATGCAACTTAAAGGAGCCGAATTTGAAACTGTCAAAACAAAAGAGCAGTTAAAAGAAGAAGCTAAGGATAAGCGTATAAGCCTACAAAACACACAGCAGTCTAAACTAATTGATCAACGTAAAAACAACCTGCCTCCTATGAATTTCGAATCTACAAATGATAGTTTGGATTCGTTCGATTTTGCTGAGTTTGAACCTAGATAATAAAACATTATATTTGTACAAAATATAATTTATGATAGGTATATACAAAATAACATCTCCTTCAGGTAAGGTATATGTCGGACAGAGTGTTAATATAGAAAATAGAATTAAAAAATACGCAAGTTGTAGTTGTAAATTACAAGTAAGGTTATATAGTTCTATTAAAAAATACGGATGGGATAACCATGTTTTTGAAGTTATAGAAGAATGCGATAAAGATCAATTAAACCAAAAGGAAAGATATTGGCAAGATAGATATGAATGTATAGGTAAAAAGGGATTGAATTGTCTTTTAACAAACTCAAACGATTCAAGAAAAGTTATATCTGACGAAATGAAGGCTAGAATTTCTAATTCAGTAAAAGGATTTAAGCATACTGAAGAGGCTATACAAAAAATAAAGAAAGGATTGATAGGTAGGCCTGTATCAATACAGACAAGACTTAAAATATCAGAAAGTAATAAAGGAACTGTGTTTTCTAAAGAAAGAAGAGATAAAATATCAAAAGCTTTAACTGGAAGAAAATTATCTAAGGAGTGTTTATTAAAGAGAAGCAAAAGCATTTCTGGAGAAAAAAACTATAAAGCTAAAATAATTTTAAACACACAAACCGGAATATACTATGGATGCATAGCTGATGCAGCTAAAGCTCACAACATGATTAGGTCTACCCTTAATAATTATTTAACAGGGCATAGACCTAATAAAACAAGCATGATTTATGCCTAGATAGTATAAAATTATAATTAAGTAACTTTGCAAAAAATTAAATCAAATGGAAAACACTTTTACTGTAAGGGACCTAGGTGTCGCCGAACAAAAATCAGTACAGGAAGTTGAACAAGAGTTATTGGATAAGCATGAGGAGAGTATTGCTGAACCAGAACATGTAGAAGTTCAACAAGAACCTGAAGCAGAATTACCGGCAGAGCCAGCAAAGGCAGAGCTAGAAGATAATGACGTTCTTTCATATATTAAGAATAGATACGGAAAGGAAGTAAACTCTATCAATGATCTTTTTGCGGAAAGAGAAGAAAAGAAAGAGGACTTACCAGAAGACGTAGCTGCGTATTTTAAATACAAAAAAGAAACTGGACGTGGAATTGAAGATTTTGTTAAATTAAACAGAAACTTTGACGATATGGATCCAGATGATTTATTAGTTGAGTACTACTCTCAAACGGAAGAGGACTTGGACAGAGATGATATTCAATATATGATCGAGGATAAGTTTGCTTACGATGAAGAGTTTGATGATCCAAAAGATATCAAGAAAAAGGAAATCGCTAAGAAAAAAGAGCTTGCTAAAGCTAAGAAGTTTTTTGATGAGTACAAAGAAACTTATAAGACGCCTCTTGAGTCAAAAGGTGGATTGGTTTCGGATGACGAAAAAGAAACTTACAATGCTTACAAGAAATATGTTCAAGATTCCACTAGTCAACAAGAGGAGAATCTTAAAAAGTCTCAATACTTTCAAAAGAAGACTGAAGAACTTTTCTCTGATGAATTCAAAGGTTTTGATTTCAATGTAGGAGATAAGACAATTAAGTTTTTACCAGGAGATGTTGCAGAAGTTAAGAAGGCACAATCGGACGTTACAAATTTTATATCTAAGTATTTAGATGAGAATGGACTGATTTCAGATCACGTTGGCTATCATCGTTCATTAGCTGCTGCTATGAACCCAGAAAAAGTTGCTAAGTTCTTTTACGAACAAGGTAGAGCAGAGGCGTTATTAGATAACACCAAAAGAATTAAGAATATTGATATGGAGATGAGAAATGCTCCTCAGTCAATTGCTCAGTCTGGATTCAAAGTTGTTGCAACTGATGGAGATAGTGGAAGAGGACTAAAAATAAAAAGTAATAGAAACAATTAAAAATTAAAACAAAATGGCTGGATCAGTACAAGCAACCCCAGGGTTCGCATTACAACCTAGTGCTACAAGACAAACATTAAGCACTAACTACATTACAAATTTTGACTTCTTGAATCAGTATCTTCCTGATACTTATGAAAAAGAATTCGAGCGTTACGGAAATCGTTCTGTTGCATCTTTCTTAAGAGCAGTAGGAGCTGAAATGCCGTCTAACTCAGACCTTATCAAATGGGCAGAACAAGGTCGTCTTCACACTAAATACATTGACTGTGCTTCTGACGCAGCTGTAGGTGGAGATACTGCTACAATTACAGTTGATGATACCTTAACAGGATCTATCGCTTTCAAACCAGGGCAAACAGTTTTCTTGTCAGATAACGCTGCTGCTGCTAACTCGAACAAAGCTATCATTACTTCTGTTGATTACGCTGCTGGTACTTTTGACGTAGCTTACTACGAAGCTGCTGGACAGTCTTTCGCTGCTACTGCAACTGTTACTGCTTTCGTTTATGGTTCTGAATTCAAAAAAGGAACTGAAGGTCAAACTGAATCTTTAGAGGCTCAAGACGATATCTTCGAAAACAGCCCAATCATCATCAAAGAGAAGTACGCTGTTTCTGGTTCTGACATGGCTCAAATCGGATGGGTTGAAGTAACTACTGAAAATGGAGCTACTGGATACTTATGGTACATTAAATCTGAGCACGAAACTCGTTTGCGTTTCGAAGATTACTTAGAGATGTCTATGATCGAAGCTGTTCCTGCTGAGGCTAACTCTGGAGCTGTAGCTAATACTGCTTTTGGAAACAAAGGTTCAGAAGGTTTATTCTACGCTGTAGGACAAAGAGGTAACGTATGGTCAGGTGGTAACCCAACTGCGTTAGCTGATTTTGATGCTATCATCCAACGTTTAGACAAGCAAGGAGCTATCGAAGAAAACGTATTGTTCATCAACCGTCAATTCTCTTTCGATATCGACGATATGTTGGCTGCTCAAAACTCTTACGGTGCTGGTGGTACTTCTTATGGTTTGTTTGACAACGATAAAGAAATGGCATTGAACTTAGGATTTACAGGATTCCGTAGAGGTTACGATTTCTACAAAACTGACTGGAAATACTTAAACGACGCTACACTTAGAGGTGGAGTTGTTGGAGGTGCTATCAATGGTGTATTAGTTCCTGCT